CTTCAAAAATAAAAAAGCATTTGTCAAAGCAAGTGACATTAATATTGACCCAAAGATTTTTTATGAAAATTTAAGAAGTGAAGATGCAGTGTTGCGTGGAATTTCTGAAGAGTATTACGACAAAGAAATAAAAGCGCAAGCAAAAGAAATGGAATCTGAATTGGGTGAGTTGGGAAATTGGGATATTGATTCTGAAGCTACGCAAAAATTTAAAAATGCTAGACTAACACAACTGAAAAAGATAAATAGTACGACTTTTAATCAGGCTGGAAAACAAATTCGCAAAGTGATCGCAGATGCACCACCTGATATTACTCCACAAGAATTATCCAGAGCAATAAAAAAAGCCGTGGAGCAAGTTTACACGATCAGAAATGCACAGGCAAGAACAATTGCACGAACAGAAATCGGTGTGATCGCTGGTGGAGTGCGCAACGATATAATGACAGAGGAAGGAATAAAACAAACCCAATGGGTTTCGGTTTTGGATGAGGTAACAAGAGATAGCCATCTAGGTGTGGACGGGGAGATCGTGGACATCGGAGAAGATTTTTCAAATGGCCTAGCATATCCCCTTGATCCTAGTGGAGATGCCGAGGAAATTATTAATTGTAGGTGTGTATCATTGCCAGTTAAATAAAAAATTGACTTGACAAAAGGAATCGCCTGCCGTACATTAGGGAGGAAGAACATGAAAATGAAATTCGTTTCAAAAAAACATTCGCCACAAGGCGTTGAAAATAATCAGGTTACAGAAACCAAAGTATCTGAAACCTCTGATACCATTGGTCAAAACTCAAATCGTGCAATGGAAAATCCGGCCAATAACTTTATGCGCAGACGAATGGGCGTAGCTTTTGGCGTATCTAGAAAATATCTTTTTCCAGTGGGGCAATTATGATTCTCACAAAAGCAGAATTAAAAGCGATTTTCGGTTCAAGCGATTTTGCGATCATCAAATCCACAAAAGTTGAAAACAAAAATGTTGAGAGATCGATTTCTCTGGAACCGAAAAATGTTACGATCTCAAAAGAAGAAGTGAAAGCACTGGCGAAAAAAATTGGGTACGTTTATCAGGATGGCGATGAGCAAAGAGTTTTTCAATTGACATTTACGGATGAAACCATTGATCGTTATGGCGATATTGTAAAAGCAAATGGTGGAGATTTCAAAAACTATTTATCTAATCCAGTCGTTTTGCCTTTCCATGATTCGCACGCATTCCCAATTGGGCAAACTCTGAAACTTTCTGTGGACAAAACCACAAATAAAGTTTCTGGATTAATTTTAATTGTGCAGGAGTCTGTTGATCCCACTGGCACAAGTGAAGTTTTTTTCAAAATGTTACGAACCGGATTATTAAAAGCCGGATCAATCGGATTCCTTCCTAAGAAATGGACTTTCCCTGATGAGAAAATGAAAAAAGATTTGGGGATGTCTGATTATGGCGTGGTGTTTGATGAGTGGGAGCTATTGGAATTCTCGATCTGTTCCGTTCCTGCAAATCCAAACGCACTGCAAAATGCTTTTGAAAATAAAACTCTGTCGAGAGATGAAGTAAAAAAAGCATTCGCACTTGCAAAAGAAAAAAACTTTTCAATTCCTGATGAGTGGATAAAAGCAGTTGATGCGATTTCCATTCCAGAAAAACCGAAACACAAAACTTTGGAATCTTGGTTTGAAAGCGATGAAAGTTTCATCCGAGAAATCAAAGACATTGAGGAATTTATTGTTGACTCTCTTGTGGAAAAAGAAATTCAAGCAGAGCCAAAAATATTTTCCTTAGAAGGGAAATTAAAATCCAATGGAGAAATTAAAATTCATTCTTACATTTTTCCAAAATCTGCTTGGACTTTTGAAGATGCGCAAAAATATTTTACTCCAAAAATTGTTGGGGAAAATGAAAAACTCCTGAAAGAATTGATCGCAACTCTTGCAGAAAAGATTTCCAAACTGGAAGAAGCAAATGAGGCAGAACCCTTACCACCAAAAGATAAAGATGCGGAATTGGTTGCAGGAGCGATCACATTAATCACCAATGCAGTTGCATCTTTAAACGCATTGGCAACTTATCTTTCTGAATCTTTGAATGAAAAACCGCCAGTAGATGAACCTCCTGCAAATCCGAATCCTGACGAAACCGGGACACAAACGGATGAAACTGGAAAATCCATTTACGATGGTGATTTGAAAAAAGAAATCGAAAAATTATTAAAAGTATAAACCCCAAACACAAGGAAACACAATGGACAAAAATGAATTGCTGAAACTATTGAAAGAGTGGAAAGATGAAATGCTTTTGAAAGTTGCTGGCATTGAAGGTGCTACAACTGAAAAAGTGAACAAGATTTCCGAAACTCTTGATTCAAAAATCAAAGATGCCGTTGAAGTTTACACGAAATCTTCTGGTGTGCGATTGGGATTGTCTGCAAATGACAAACAAAAATTCTCTTTCGGATCACTGGTTCGTGCAATGGCTACTGGCAAATGGAAGGGTGCAGAGTTTGAACGTGAAATCATTGATGCCACGATTGCAAAATCTGCAAACGCAAGTTCACTTGCGGCTGGTGGCGTTTTAATTCCTACCGACATCGGACAGGAAATTATTGCGCTTGCAATGCCGAATATCGTGATGATGGAAATGGGAGTGACACGATACAATGATCTCGTTGGAGATTTGTTACTGCCGAAAATCACTGGCCGTCCGTCAATCTATTGGGTGGATGAAGAAGAAGCACCTACCGAAAGCAATGTGACGTTTGGTGATGTGAAGTTGCAGATGAAAACTGCGGCGGCTTTCACAAAAATATCACAGAAACTTTTGCTTCAATCAAATGAAGTGATTGATCGAGTTGTGCGTGAAGAATTGGGAAAAGCATTCGGTATCGGAATTGATGGCGCATTGCTGACAGGAACAGGAACGGATAAAAAACCCGCAGGAATTTATTCTGTGTCGGGATTTTCTGCCAACACTGTTGCGATGGGCGCAAACGGAAAAAGATTCACCATGTATGAAGCAGGATTGATGATCAAGGCAGTAGAGTTGGCGAATATGCTTGTTGGCAATTCGGCAAATTTCGGATTCTTGATGCATCCTGCCGCAAAATGGGGAATGAAACTGGAACGCATTCCGCAATTCACTACTGATACGGCTGGCGCATACGCTTTCAATCCGTTGATCACTGACGCAATGTTGGAATCTATGGTGGGATACAAGATCAGATCGTCCACACAAATCAGCGCAACGGAAACAGTCGGTGCATCTCCTACAACGTCTAGTGTTATCTTTGGTGACTTCTCGCAAATCGGTGTTGGGATGTGGGGCAATATGGAAATTAAAACTTCCGATATTGCTGGCAATGCGTCTGGATCAGCGATGTTGAATCGCCAAATCTGGATCACTGGTTTCCAAGGTATTGATCAAGTTGTGAAAAACGCAACCGGATTTACCAAAGTTGCTGGTGCAGAAACGAATGAAGCACTCTGGTAATCAGTAAATAAAGTGGGAGGAAAAAACTAACTCCCATTTTTTTGAAAACATGGAATGAAATAGTCGAAAACAAAAAACAAAACACAAACAAACTTTAACAAAGGAATTTTTTATGAAGGGTTTACACGAAACATCGAAAATCGATTTCACTTTTGAGCCGAAATCGTATGCCATTGGAACTTATTTCAATGGTGTTGCCTCTCCGACTACAAACGGAATCGACACAAAGGATTTTGAAGAAGCGTTGATCGCATTGATCATGGGAGTTGCCACGGCAACTGGAACCGTTTTGGTTTCCATGTTTCATAGCGAGACAAATACTTCTGCCTCTGCAACTGCCGTTCTGGATGCGGCTGGATCGCCCATGACGTTTACGATCAAAGCATTGGCGCAAGATCAGAATATTTATGTTGGGCGTTTGAAAGCCTCCAACTTGAAAAAATATCTGTTCGTGAAAGCAGTTGTTGCCACTGATGCCGTTGTGTTTGCCGTCACTACTGAATTAGGTGCGTCACAATACGAACCGATTTCTCAGGCGAATGCAGTTGAGTTCGTAGGATAAAAAAAATACCTTCACGGGTGGTTTGAAAGGTGAAACCTTAATTGAGTGGTCTCCATGCTACAACGATTGAGGGAGTAACCTTTTAAATTATCGAAGGAAAATTTATGTTACTGACATCACCAAATAGAATTCTCACCTACTTGGGATTGCCACTAACAGATCGTGGACAAACAAGAAATGCGATGGATTGGGCAACCTCTTTATCTCAGAGAATTGAAAATTTTTTAAATCGCAGTTTGGAATTAAAATCTTACGTTCAGGATTTTGATACAGACTTTACACGCTACGAATTTTTTCCAAAATCTGTTCCAATTATTTCTGTCACTAGTTTAAAATTCGATTCGTTAAGTGTCTTTGGCGCAGGTGTTGCTGATCTAGTTGAGGAAACAGATTTTGTAATTGGAATAAATTCAAGAAGTATTTTATTAAAACGACAATTATTTCCTGCATTAAAATCCTTGCGCCTAAGTTATGAGGCGGGATTAGCTACCCATGCAGTCAATAGTATTTTTGCAATTACTTCTGATGTTGCGTTAGTTGTAGACAATTTTGTTCAAGGAAAAACTTCTGGCGCAACTGGTTTGGTAAAAACTATTGGCGCAAATCCAACTATCGAAGTTTTGTCTGGTGCTTTTGTGTTGGAAGATTTATTTGTGTACACAAATTCTACTACCACTTCTCCAATTGTTTCCGTGACTACAATTACGGCTTTAACAACTCGATGCCTTTCTGAATTGTATCCTGATATTGTTCGTGCAGTGGAAATTGAAATCCGTTATATGGATAAACACAAACACGATTTTGAAAATATCAGTACGATTCAAGGTCAATCGCAGAGAAGAAGTTACAACGTGCAAACTTACACTTACGATTTGCAACCAGAGGCGCAAGCATTACTGATGCATTATCACCTAATGGCAATCGTATGAGCATAACATTGACCATTGACACCACTGCCTTAGAAAGATTTATTCGTACAAAAAATAAAGTTTTTTTTGAGGCAGTAAAAAAACATATCGCAAAAGCGGGATGGCAGTTTGTTCGGTTTGTAACGATTACACAATTGTCTGGCC